GATGAATACTTCGAAGACCGCGGCATCCCGGAGATGCAGGTGGTTGACTACAGTTGCCGCGCTCTCACGAAGCCTTTCGAATGAAAGCCGTTCTTCCATATCCGTTGGGTCAGTTCGGGCATAAGGTGCTGTCTCAGAATGATGAAGATGGTATCATTGGGGTCATCTCCTCTCGATTGCAGCCGCCTCAGACCTGCGTTGAAATCGGTGTTGTTTCATGGGAGGCCAACTGCCTGCATTTGGTGAGGCAGGGCTGGCAGCATGTGTTGATGGATATTCGTGGTGATGGAGATTTTATCAAACGTGAGCACGTTGCACCGGACAATGTGAACAGGTTGTTCGAGAAGTATCAGATTCCTCCCATATTCGGTGTACTCTCCATCGACATTGACGGGCAGGATTATTGGGTATGGGAAGCGATTTCTTGTGAATATCGTCCGGCGCTGGTAGTGATCGAGTACAACAGTATTCTTCCATCAGAGCGTTCTTGCAGTGTTCCCATGAACTCAAATTGGCATTGGGATCGTACTCAGTATTATGGCGCAAGTCTGTTGGCACTGAACAAGCTCGCCAACACAAAAGGATATCATCTCGTCTATGCCAATGGGGTGAACGCCTTCTTCGTGATGGATGATCTTCTCGCCAACCCGGAAGATTTTACTTACGATGATCTCTTTCGCCCATGGCCCGACGATCAGTGGAAGCGGCATCGTGATGCTGGGGTACTCGCCCGTGAATGGGTTGATGTATGAAAATCGCTGGACAGCCTGAGTTGGCTGAGTTGCGCTGTCGTTTTGGATGTGACGCTCCGGTTGGCATATTCCATATGCCGCTTGGCTGTATTTGTTGGCGTGATCCAATCCAGGCGTTATGTGCACAGCACATAGTTACAGCCGAGTCTGTTGGTCCGATTACGTGTATCGTGGATTTTAGGATTCGTCCGGTATGACCCTGTTCATCACGACGTGGCACTGGGGCAAGAAGTATGGTCCGGAGTACATTGAACGCTTGCGTCTCGGCGTGGAGAAGTGGCATCGCAAGCCGTACGAGTGGCGTGTGTTCAAGCCAGAGCCACACGATGTTCACCTGACCGATCTCCCGGGATGCTTGTGCCGGCTGCGCATGTTCGATCGCGAGTGGCAAGAGCGACAAGGTATCCAGCGTGGTGACAGAATCGTGTGTATGGATCTGGACTCGATCGTGACAGGGCCGATCGAGCCGTTCTTCGAGCGCGACGACAGGTTCTTGATCCTGCGTGGCGCGAACTCCGAGAATCCAAACCCGTTCAACGGTTCGTTGATGATGCTGAAAGCCGGGTATCATGAGGACGTGTGGACCAAGTTCAACCTCGAGGACCTGCACGCCAAGGCGCGATGGCATCATTACCCCGACGATCAAGCTTGGATCTGGCATATGCTTCCAGAGTCTTCTGGTTGGAAGGCGGGATTCGGTATCTTCGCGTTCAAGAAGCCGGGATGGCCGCGCGGCGACGATCTACCACGTGATGCGCGCCTGATCGTATTCCCTGGTTGGCGAGATCCATCACAGTTTACTCATTTGCCCTGGGTTCAACAACACTGGGTGTCACTGGCCGCGACCGGCCCACGTCACAACTAACAGCCTGAGGAGAAATTATCATGGCTGGTTTCGGCGACACTGCTGAGAACTCTCTTCTCAATCTTATCTACCGCGCTACTGCATGGGCGAACGTCGCGGACAACGCGGCGTCTTCTCCGTTGACCAACATACATGTGAGCCTCCATACGGCTTCTCCGGGTGACTCCGGAACACTATCAACCAACGAATCAGCGTATGGAAACTATGCGCGACAAAACGTGGCGCGGTCTACTGGTTGGACGTCTGCCAGTGGTGGCTCAACGCTGTTAGCCGCTAATCTTGTGTTTCCTGCCAGCAGCGGATCGGCGACAACTGTCACTGACTTTGCTACTGGCAAGACTGGTGGTGGTGCTGCGGAGATGTTCATCTACGGAGCAATCTCTCCAACCATTCCTATCGGTGGTGCTGGTGTCACTCCAACCTTGACCACGGCAACGACTCTTTCTATAGATTGAGCCGTGGGCAGCCCCTTGGATCATGCAGCGGAAGTTCGTCGCTGCTTGCTCGAAATGGACGTCGAGGGTATGCGGCGACTTCATAGTCAGGTGTGGCCGCACTATCCTCAACCAAAGACACGAGAAGAGTGTGTCTATTCGATGCACATCGCTCGTGTAAAGATGAAGAACATTCCTGACAATAAGAAGAAGTACTCACAAAAATGGTTGATGGAGCGTCAGGGATTAGTGGCCAAGGCGGTCGGCGTTGGGGTCATGGCTCTGTCTCCTGAGAACAAGACGCGTGCGAGTAACGTGCAAGCGGCCATGGTTGATGCTGTTGAGTGTTCAATCAAGGCTGGCATCGACATTGACTATGAAGCGTCCGAGGTGAGTCGTCGAATGCAGATGGCGCGTGCGAAAGAGCGTGGCGGTGAATCTCGAATTGGATGGAAGAAATGAGTGCTTATTTCGATCGCGTTTACTTCAACGCTACATCCAGCGGAACTGGTGACTTTGTTGTCGCCAGTGCCGTAACTGGTTATTTGACGCCAGCGGGAGCGAGTATTCCTAACAGCACTATCGTTACTTATATTGCTGAGTCGGCGGACAGGACACAGTGGGAAGAGGGACTCGGCACCTACGTTTCTGGCACTACGACACTCCAACGAACCACTGTCAGGCGCAGCACTAATTCTGGTTCAGCGGTAAACTTCTCCGCAGCGCCGCGTGTCTTTCTTGATGTGCATCAAGAAGAGGCTCGCATATTTGAAAGAATCGCAGTCAATAGCTCCGGCAATATCATCATCGGCAGTCCAACAGCGGACGCAACGTTCTCGAACGGCGGCAGCACTCCTTATTTTCAGATCAAAGGTGTAGCGACTGACGAAGCTAGTATCGCGTTTACTCGTTATCGTGCCTTCACAGCGGGACCGATCTTACTATTCGGTCATTCACGCAGCGACACGTTAGGCACGCAGACTGTCCTTCAGAGCGGCGATGAGATTGGCGTCATCGAGTTCCAGGGCTCGGACGGCACCAACTTCCGCTCGTCGGCGCAGATCGCGGCGTTCGTTGACGGGACGCCCGGTGCGGGCGACATGCCCGGACGACTGGCGTTCTCTACGTCAGCCGATGGCGCGGCCAGCGTCACAGAGCGCATGCGGATCGACAGCACTGGTCTAGTCACCATCCCCGGTGGCAGCGACGCTCTTCCCGCCCTCGCTGTTGGTCCTACTCCAAGCAGCGTCACTGCTTTCCAAGGCTTCCCAGTTATGTTCGGCCTCTCGTCGAACACCAACAATACTTATACTCAACGCTTCAACGTGTTCGGCAACCACGCGTTCGGCAATTACTACATCTTCACCAAGACTCGCAACGCAACTCCGACTAGTCAGACCATCGTCCAATCAGGCGACGATGTTCTCCTTATGCGCGGCTACGGTAGTGACGGTGTAAACGACATTCCCATGTGCGAGTTGGTGTGGTCGATTGACGGCACACCAGATGTCGATGAAATGCCGGGTCGTATGGAGTTCTGGACGACGGAGCAAGGTTCAGCTTCCCTTGTGCAGCGTTTAGTTTTGGGCAGTGATAGCCGAGTGGAGCTCGGGATTGGTGCGTTCATTTTGACTCCAGAAATCTCGACACCATCCAATCCAGCAGCCAATTACCTGAAGGTCTACGCCAAGGACAGCAGTGGCATTACCAAGCTTGCGATTCTCGATAGCGCTGGTACTGAGACGCTTCTGGGTGCTGGCGGTGGTGGCGGATCACCTGGGGGTAGTGATACGTTTGTTCAATTTAACGATGGTGGTTCTTCCTTCGGTGGTGATAGTGGGTTGGTTTATGATAAGACCAATAACAAGCTCACTATTGGCGGGGATACTGCGGCTACCAACGCGGTCACCAACGTTCTTAAGCTCATCTCGTCGTCTAGTGGTACACCCGCCAACGGTATCGGCGTGGGTATACAGTTCGAGGTTGAGACAACCGCCAGCAATAATGAAATCGGCGCGGCCATCGAGGCAGTGACGACGGACGTCACTTCAACGTCGGAGGATTTTGATCTAGTATTCAAGTTGATGGCGAATGGTGCCACGGCAACGGAGAGTGTGAGGGTAAAGTCATCGGGACAATTGCAGATCAATACTGGACCCCTGTTCACACATCCTGGTGGTGGACAACTCGGGATTCTCGACGGGTTCGGTGGGATCTTTATGATTGGCAATCCCGGATATATAGCTCCTTCTGATCGTGGCTTCGTGTGGTCGAGCACCACAGATCCGACCAGTGGTGCTGTTGATCTGGCATTCACCCGCTTGGCTGCTGGGAGTGCACGCTTAGAAGGAATAACTGCACTCACCAATACGATCAATCCAGCGCTTCGCCTTCGTCATAACACGACTGGCACGCCGGCTGCTGGCATTGGTGTCGGCATTGAACTGGAACAAGAAACAGCTTCCGGAAATTTTGAAGTTGGTGCGGTTATCAATGCCGTGACTACGGATGTCACTTCTACATCGGAGGATTTTGATCTAGTCTTTTGTTTGATGGCGGCTGGCGCAGCAGCAGCGGAAGTGCTTCGCTTTACTAGTGATAAATCTATCCGGATCAATACGGGTCGGCCACAGCTATATCTCAAGAACGATGGCAATGATCCATTGATCACGAACGATCCTACCAACGGCCTGCACATGCGCCTGCGGCAGGATGGCAATACTGGTTCATGGTTATCACTCGAAGCCGCCTCCGGCATGATCTCGCTCTGGAACAACATAGCGGGAGCCACTGGAGGACAGTTTGATGTCAATGGTGGTACTCCGAACGCTGCTTCATTGTTGTTTGATCATACAGGCACGCGACGGGTGGGGGTGGGGCTCATTCAGCACTCTGCTGATGTGTACTATATGGGTCCAGGGCGCCCAACTATCGACGAGGCAAAGTTTGATACGTGGCTCACAGGTGCAGCGGCAAAGACGAGTGCGACCACGAATCTAGTTGGTGGCAACATCCGCATTCATCCTGGCGACGGGGCCTCTGGCGCGTCTGGCAACGCACACGGCGGTCATCTGTATCTGTATGGCGGCAAGGCTTACGGCACCGGCACGCATGGTCGTGTGAACGTCTGGAACGAAACTGCGATCACGAATACGGTTCTCCGTAATCTTCGCCTTACCCACGAAACGACAGGAACGCCTGCCAATGGCATAGGCGTCGGAATTGATTTTGAAGTGGAGACGACATCAGCCAATTTCGAGGTCGGTGTTTCACTCGAGGCAGTGGTCACGGACGTTACCAGCACGTCGGAAGATTTTGATTATGTTGTCAAGACGATGGCGGCTGGCGCTACCGCTGCGGAGAGATTGCGAATTAGTGAAAATGGCATCACGCCATCGACGCGAGAGATAAACAAGGTGCAGACCCTCACCGATGGTGCGACGCCTGCTCTCGATGCCAAGCTTGGTAACGTTTTCAAGTTGGTGGCCGCAGGCAACCGCACGATCGCAGTTCCTTCAAACAAGCCAGCATCTGGCGAAACGCAGCGCATCATCATCATGCATGAAGCGTCTGGCGCAGATAGAACGTTGGCGCTGACCACTGGTAGTTCTGGTGCATTCCGCTTCGGTACAGATATCACTGCCTTGACTGCGACTACAAACGGTCTAGTTGACTACATCGGGTGTGTGTTCAATCAAGCTGATGACCGTTGGGATGTTGTCAGCTACAGTAAAGGATTCTGATAATGCCGACACTGACCATAACCCATTCACCCTCTGGTGTGTCCTTCACCGAGACGTTCAGTGGGACAGAGCAGACGAAGTTCTTGAATTGGTGGCGTGCTACGCGTCCCATGAATCCAGACAATCGAACTGATGCGGACGTACTGAATGAATGGGCACGTGCCGTGATGAATGAGACGTGGAAAACAGTCTACAATCGTGAAAAGACTGTTGCCTCTAAAGCAGCAATTGACGCGACGCCCGCTCCAGTGCGAACATGACACTCAGCACTGTCGCTGGCATTCTTGATCAATGGGGCGGCATCCGTTTCGTCGTTGCCGAGTTTGAACTCATGTTCGCCCATGTGAATGCCAGTGAGCTGTGCTTCCTCGTCACTGAGGATGATGGGTCATTGTGGATGGTGCAGGAGCCGGTGCCATGGGAGGCTATTCCATATCTCACATCGAGAACGAGAAAGCATATTGAGAGATGGATGGAGTCGCGCAACGACCCTGAAGATCTAAATCATCCGTGCATTTCAGCTTACATGATTCGCACGGAGTTCAACAAGAAACAAGATCCACCACGACCCTCTATTCACATTCCTGATTTGCACTGATGGCTCAGGTATTCTTAGATACTGGCAGTACGTCACCTTGGGTAGTTCCAGGCGGGTTCGTCACTGCCGCGCATACTGTTAACCTTCTTGCGTCGGGCGGTCGAGGCGTTGTAGGAACGACGGGCACTGGTTATCTCGGCGGAGCAGGAGGCAGCGGCGGCGGCCATGCGCTGTTGACTTATAGTTCTGGCACTGTGCCAAGCACCATCGCCTTCGCCGTCGCAGCCGAATGCACGAGTACGTCTACACGCAACCGGACAATCTGGGAAGGCGCTACCCAATCCAATTCTTATGATGTGCAGTCTGGCCTTGCTGGCAATGCGCAGACTGGCCAGACGGGCGGATCGGGTACAATCACGACGACGGGTTCCCCTGTTGTTGTTTATACCGCATCGCAGCAAAATAATGGGGGAGCCTCCGGGACTGCCTCGACAACGCCTAGGTCTGGGACCGGGGGAGGCGCCGCGGGTGGCCCATCAGGCGTCGGTGGCAGTAGCGGGACGATTGCCGGCACTCTGGGAGGCACTGGCGGCGGCGGTGCAAATGGCGGGGGTACTAGCTCCAACGCCTCTACGACGTCAGGCACGGCTGGCGCGGGCACTGGCGGGGGTGCTGGGGGTACGTCAGGCACGCCAGCAGGCGCCAACGCCACAGGCACCACAGGTGCGGGCGGCGGCGGCGGGTTCCACTCCGGCGTGGCGTCCGCTGACACACACGGCGGCAACGCCATAGGCGCTACGACTTTTGACTCGACACATGGACCGGGTGGTGGCGGCGGTGCGGGTGGCGGCAACTCCGTCAATACTGCTAATGCGATTACCAGCGGGGGCAATGGCGGGAACTATGGTGGCGGGGGTGGTGGTGCTGGCGGCCAGCGGTCAACAACTGGAACGAAGAACGCTGGAACAGGTGCAGGTGGATTGATTGGTCTCACGTTTACTCAGACCGCAGTTAATAATGATAGTTCGTTCTTAGTCCTATGAAAAAGACGGAGGGTAAAATGAAAATGACTGTCCAGGCCATGATCGATCTTCAAAAGGGTCTCATGGCGTTAGATGGCTATGATAAAGTCATAAAAGATGGGGAGCGTGAGAAGACCGCTCGTGTCTATTATGAACTTGGAGGCGGTCTACGCTTGTTGATCGCTAGGAACTTGAACCGCATTGAGCCGGAGCTCAAAGCGTTGGAGAAAGCTCGCAACGAAACTTTCATGCAGTATAGCAATGGTGAGAACAGGATCTCGCCTGACAAAGCCGTTGACTTCATGAAGGCTGAGCGTGCGTTGCTGGACAACGAGGTAGAAGTGGAACTGATCGAAATTGATCAGACGGAATTGAAGCTTGATAAGAATCCAATACCGGGAACGGTACTGAGTGTCCTGATTCCTCTTCTGAAGGGCATGCCTTGAGTTGATCAATGCTTGGCTTCCGTCCACTAGGTTCTGGTCCACTAGCCGGTGGACCTATAGATGAGGAAGCTACTGGCACTGCTGCCGGTACCGGCACTGCGACTGCAACTGGCGTCGGTCAATCAGGTTCGATTGGTACCGGCACTGCGACTGCGACAGGAGCAGCGAGCAGTCAAGCAGCGTCGGTTGGTACCGGCACTGCGACTGCAACTGGCGTCGGTCAATCAGGTTCGATTGGTACCGGCACTGCTGTTGCGTCTGGAACAGCGAGCAGTCAACCCGGCTCAATCGGTACCGGCACTGCTGTTGCGACTGGCACTGGTCGGGCCGGCTCGGTCGCTACTGGTACTGCTGTTGCGACTGGTACCGGTCAATCGGGTTCGGTTGGTACCGGCACTGCTGTTGCGACTGGCGCTGGTCTATCAGGTTCTGTCGCAACTGGCACTGCTGTTGCGACGGGCACTGGTCGGGCTGGATCTGTCGCTACGGGCACTGCGACTGCGACAGGAGCAGCGAGTAGTCAAGCATCGTCGGTTGGTACTGGTGCGACTGTTGCAACAGGTGTCGGTCGATCTGGGTCTGTTGGTACTGGCGCTGCGACAGCCACAGGTTCGGCCGTCGGTCTTGCTCTTATTCTACAATTCCTCAGGCCGGATTCAGATCTCCTAGATGGTAATTGGTTGAATGAGCTGGGCAACAATACCAACTTGTTCGCATCTGTTGACGAAACATCGGCAAACGATAATGATTACATTGAGTCCGGTGAGAGTCCTTCTGCCGATATAACGCGATTGCGATTTTCAGATCCAACCCTCACGCCAGTCAGTGAGCCTTTCAGAGTACGTTATCGTTACGCCAAGACAGGAAGTGGAAACATCAATTTGATAGTCAGGCTGTTGCAGGGTGGAACGACGATTGCCACTTGGACACACAATAATATATCATCCACGTTGACGACAACGACACAGACCTTGACAACGCCTCAGTTCAGTTCAATCTCAAACTTCAACGACTTGCGTGTTGAACTCCAAGCGGATGCGGCTTGAATGGCTAAGGCCAAAGTAACATGGGTTGAGATTAGTACCGGTGAGATTATTACCGATGTGCTGGTAGTAGGCATTGGTGTAGCTGTAGCAACTGGATCAGGACGAGCACATCTCACCTCGAGTAATCGTCCAGGATATAATCAGGCTAATGCTCGTCCAGTTCGTGTACAGGCAATTGCTCGGGGCGTAAGAGATCAGGCAGGTGCTAGGGCTGCACACGCACAGGCAATTTCAAGAAGCATAACAGATCAAGCAGAGGAACGTGAGCAATGGGCTCCGTAGTCACAGTCATAACGCCGGCCAGTACCCAAGACTTGACAACGCTTGCAACGGCGAAGGTTGAGCTTGGAGTGACCGGCACTACCGACGATAACAAGATTCTAAACCACATTCGGCAAGCCAGCGATCAGATCGCCGCCTATTGTAATCGTGTGTTCGGCCTCGAGACAGTCGAAGAGCATTGGTACGATGCAAACTTCAAGAACGCGTTGCCATTGCGGCGTCGTCCAGTGCGCGACGTTATCTCTGTTGAGCTCGCAGGTAGTGGAATAGATTCTTCAGAGTGGCGCCTCGATGAGAAGCGCGGCATTCTGCAGCGTGCAACTAGCTCTCTGGGTTGGAACGGTTATCCATTTTGGCAAGGTGAGATCCTTGTTCAATACGAAGCTGGTTATGCGCTGCTCGGTGATCTCCCATACGACATTGAGCGCGCGTGCCTGATGCTGGTCAAACAGTATTATTTCAACGTGGCGGTTGATCCGTTTCTACGATCAGAGGATATTCCTGGCGTTGCCAGTTTTGCATATGGCTTTGGTCCTTCAGCACGGACCGAATCAAATCTACCGCCAGAAGTACAGGCGCTCCTCTCTTCGTATAAAGAGATCTGCTTTGCATGACACCTGATCAGGTGAAAGCTTCATATCGTCGCGCGCTGAAGGGTCATGTTTCCGTGCGCCGCTACACTGGCGTCGGTACGAGCCGACCTTCTACGCAGATTGACAACATTAGAGCGCGTATCGTGGGCTATGCACCGACCGAGTTGATCGGTACGATCCAACAGGGCGACAGGCGTGCCGTGCTCTACGCAGATGATGTGGATGGTAGCGCGCTGGGCCCTCTCAAGGCATCGGATAAGATCATCGAGTATGGACGTGAGCTACAAATCGTGGCGGTTGATGCATCCACGCGTAGAGTGGGTGATGTGTTGATCGCGTACGAAGTACAGGTTCGCGGCTGATGGTGTTCTCAGTCAAATTCGAAGACAGCATTCCTAATCTGGAAGTGGCGCTGAAGAATAATAAGCACCGCGGCGCGACAGACGAACTGCGCATAGCCGTGAACGACATTGCTCTTCAAGCCATTCGTCAAAATCAACAGGCGCTCGGCAAGAGCGTGAATTTTCCCAAGATCTATGTTGACGGTGTTGAGAAGAGGGCACGCTTGAGCGCCGACGATGTCAAGGAAGACAGCGTTATCGAGCTCGTGTTTGATGTGTTGGTCAATCTCGAGTTCGTGGCGTGGATCTCCGATCAGCTCGAGCGGCATTCCCCTGTTGGTCGCTCTGGTCGTTACGCCAAGTCGCATGTCGTATTGGCAAACGGCAGGATTCTAACACAAGGTGAAGATCCTCCAGTAGACGCAACTGAATTCGTGTTTGTCAATAACGCGCCGTATGCACGCAAGATTGAGCGGGGGATTTCGCCGCAGGCACCACACGGGGTCTATCAGGTTGTTGCTGTGCTGGCGCGCCGCAGGTTTGCTGATCAAGCCAGTAGCCTGTCGTTTAGCTATGAATCCTACCGTCCTCCACAAGCGACGGGTGGAAGAGATGATCGTAATCCTGCAATCGTTGTTCGGTTAAGAAGCAGAGCACTGAAGAAGATCTAATGGTTTCCAAGGTTGTAGCAGAAGCATTCACGGCACAGTTGGTGGCAGGCAATTCGCCGCCAGATAATTGGAATGGATTGCCTGTCGTAGCTATTGACACAATACCCGAGCCGCCGGATGATGCCGAGGCGTTCATCGTTCTCCAGTTTCCTGTCTCATCGTCTGATAAGCCGGGACTCGGGCGTCGGTACTTTGAGGACGGTGCTGCACGCATTGTTCTCAACATCAAGCGTGGCATGGGGCTGGCGCAAGGCTTAGAGTGGGCCGATGCATTGGCCGCCTTGTTTCGTACGGATACTCTGGGACCAGGGCTGGAAACGTTCACGCCAGAGAGCCCAATCATCGATGATAACATTGAGAACGGCAATTGGCTATCGTTCTCTGTGATCATTCCATACAGGTATCAGTTCAATGGATGATGCAAATACTCGCAAGCTTGAGATGATCGTTTCCGAGTTGAAGCGGACGAATCAACTCCTCGTCATTATCGCAGATCGGCTCATGCCGACGCAGACTGTTCAGATGACTCACCGTGAGTTCATTGATAGTCTGAAGGAAGAGAGTAACAAGGGTTCGTGAATTCCTGAGGGAGTCGCCCGCCCTCGGGATTGAGTCAATCGGCTGCGTGGGCAGCAGCTCCGCCTAGCTAAAGGAGCAACTCATGCCAGGCGACATTAAAACTGCATCGGGTACTAAGATCTCGATCAGCACGACTACTCTCAATGGATCAACTCCGTCGGCGGTGGCATCTAATATTGACACTGTTGGAGAGTTCGATGCTCTGACGTGGACCGAGATCGCGCTCGTCGAGAACGCGGGCGAGTTCGGCGACGAGTCGGCTGCGGTGACGGGTGCCGCTCTCGGTGACGGTCGTATCCGCAAAGCGAAGGGCGCTCGCGATGCCGGCACTCAGTCGCTCATCGTGTTCCACGATCCGACGGATCCTGGTCAACTTGCGATGATCGCAGCCGAAGGGACAAACCTGAACTACGGCGTCAAGGTCGAAGTTCCGGACGCACCGTCGGCGACCGCTCCGTCCTCGTGGACGAATACCATCTACTATTACCGCGGGCTTGTCATGAGCCAGCGGCTGAATGTTGGCACCAACGACAACATCATGCGTCGTACGTACAACGTGGGTGTCAACTCGGCAATCGTCAAGAAAGCTGGCGTGTTCACGACCTAAGCCCTCGTTGTCGCCCCCGAACACGACAGCCGAGTGGGACGTTGGCTGACCGTCCTAACAAAGTCAGCCATCACAGGCAGCGACTTGCCAAGGGAGAAATACAATGCGTCTCGATGAACTAAAAGTTGACGTAGCAAAGCAAGAAGATGGTGACTGGGTGGACAACGTTCCAGAACTGGAGGGCGTCCGCCTCAAAGTCCGTGGATTGAACAACAAGGCATATGAGAAGCTTCAGCGGCAGTTGATCGCCGCTGTGCCACGCGGCCAACGCATGCGTGGACCGGGGGGAACAATGGATCCCGAGGTTCAAGACAAGATCACAAGCCGATGCTTGCTCAACACCATCCTCTTGGACTGGGATGGCATCACTGAGCAAAACGGCGTGGGCGAAGTCCCTGTGCCGTACAGCAAGGAGATGGCGGAGAAACTGCTGTTCGAGCGGCAGTACCGTCGGTTCCGTGACGCGGTTATCTGGGCAGCTACCATCGTCGGCGAGACGGACCAGGAGCTCAAGGAAGACGCGGTAAAAAACTGACGGAGGTGCTCCGGTGGAACCAGGACTGGAGCGCCACGCGTGAACACTGGGACAGTCAACTTGCGTTGGGGAGGCCTGTGCCTCCCCCGTTCCTCGACGAGCCCGAAGTACATCCAGAGCATCAGTTCTATTTCAGAGCGTTCTGCGATCTGGGATCAGAGCGCATGTTCGGGATGGGGGTTGGTCCCATCCCAATTTCCGCAGCGCGTTCCTATGCGGATCGATACGAACTCACTGACAGAGAGTGGGAATTGTTCTGGGGGATTATTCGTGATACAGATTCGGATTTCCTCTCAGTCGTCAACAAGAAAACCGATCCTAATAGTAAGACGATGACTTCACCGTCTGATGCTACGGGGATGCGCAGCCAGATGGAACGCATGAAAGAGCGTTCTTTGAGAAAGTGATATGGCAAGTTTAGACGTCATTCGCAAAGTCACCATTCAAGCTGAGTCTAAAGGTGTAGACGAGGCTGCTCGTGATGTTGATAATCTTGCTAGGTCCACTGGCGAGTTGGCATCGGCTTCTGACGTTGCGACAAAGGCACAGGATGCTCTTGACGCTGCGGTGTCCCGTCAGCAGCGTTCGTTGCAATCTAATGTGTTGCTGTTTGCTGGTCTTGCTGGTGTGGCGGTAGGTTTTGTCTTTGCGGCTAAGAGAGCATTGGACACGATCGTAGAGTTCAATCACGAGCTTGCCGATATGGCTAAGAGCGCGCGGTTGGCGATGATCGAGCTTGATCGTTTTCAGGAGCTTCAATTTGGTGCGGCTGCTGAAGGCGTTGGACCAAAGGAGATGGCCAAGGGTTTCGAGACAATGGCTGCTCGATTGGCAGACTCAGTCCGCAATGAGAACGAATTAACCAAGGTGTTGGAGGCGAACAACGTCAAGTGGAAGGATGGAAACAAGCTCATCCTCGATATGAATGGAATGCTCGAGGTTGCTCGAGATTTGATCTTCCGCGCGGGCAATGCAGCAGATCAGGTCAAGATTGCAGAGCAACTTGGCGTAGGAAAAGATTTGATACCCCTCTTAGACAAGAGCGCCGAGGAGTTTGCCAAGATTGGTGAGAAGGCCCGTGCGTTGGGATTGATCATTGATCGTGACGTTATTGAGAAGGCAAAAGAATTTGACAGGGAATGGACTGAAGCGGGGGCTGTATTCTCTACTTGGATCAGGTCTCAGTTAGCCGGGTTATTGCCTGCGATCGATGACTTTATCATGCAGGCGAAGTCCAAGATAGAACAGCTCAAGGCTCAAGGTGGTTCTCAGGTCGGTCCAATCTTACTTGATCAGCAGCAAACAGAAAATCTCAACAAAATCTTGAATAACGTTGCTGAAGCTTGGAAGATGATGACTGATGAAAGCACCAACTTTGCCAGTAAGTCTGATCGTGTTGAAGCTGCGTTGCGTGCTCTTTTTAATCAAACGCAAACCTTGAATGTTCAGTTGCAGATTGGTGCGAACTTCATCAATACGTATTTCCAAAATCTCGCTAAGGGCGCTGAAGTTGGAATGGAGGTTGCTCGTGGTGTCTTAGCAATGCAGAATTCAATTTCAGGCTTGAATCTTACTTTTGCTGATCCTAGCAAGCCTGGAGCGGGTGGCGGATCTGATGCAAAAGACCAATGGGACCGTGCAACTGAATCTATTGAAAAGCACATTCTTCGATTGCAAGCACAACGAATAGCCTTAAAAGATTCCATTGGTGAGCAGGAGTCACTTCGTACTGAATTGCAGTTGCTCGAGGCGGCCAAGAATGCAGACCTAGGAGTGACTGACAAGCAGATCAAGGCGTACGTTGAAGCGCGTGAACATAATAGAGAGTTGACTTCGGAGCAAGCTCTTTTAGCGGCCGGCATTGATCTAACCAGCAAGATGACGGCAGAACAGGCTGCGAAGTTCAAATCGCTTGCTGATGAAATCCGGGGTGCTGCGCAAGCGGCGGCAGAGTTTCAATTAAAGAGTCGTGCGCAGTTTGAACGTGACACGGTATTCTTTTCCCCTACTGATTTGCGTATTGCTCAGGAGATGCGGAGGATCTACGGAGAGGATTGGTCCTCTCACATGAACGATGGTGTTGCTGCCACGATGCGGATGACGGCAGCGATGAGGGATATGAAGGGGCTGACCGAAGATTTTTTCAATACATTCCTGCAAGGCTTGGCGAAGGGCAAGAGTCTGTCAGAGTCCCTGGCAAACGCACTCAGTGGACTATCTAGCCAATTGATCAAGATGGGTACACAAGCGGCCCTCAGTGGTCTGTTGGGGAATGCCGCTGGCGGCGCCGTGGGTGCTGGTCTACTAGGTGGAGCAGCCGGGGGACCGATTGGGCTGGCCATCGCTGGCATTGGTCTAGCCATTGGGTTCATTGGCCAGAAGATGCAGGAGTCTAAGCAGAAGGCGGAGGAGGCAAAGAAGAAGGCTGAGGAGGCGGCGGAGAAGCTTAAGCAGGCGCAGGACGCATGGGCTGCAATGCAGACGGAGTTGCATGACTTCGTCAACACGCTGAAGGGAATTGAAGTCGGTGATCTAGCCGGTCAGATTCGTGAGTGGCGTGAAGAATTTGATAAGCTGATCAAGGCGCAACAGGCTGCTCAAGGTGGTACTGGTGGAGGTGCCTCGGCACGAGGTGGTGGCAACATCGCTAATAATTTTGCTGGCGATTTGCAGGCAAAGCTGTTGGATGGTATTCGTCGTATCCTGACCGAGATGGCCGAGGGTGCACCTGAGCTTGGTGAATTTGAGCAGAGGTTGAAGGACGTTACGGATCAATTTACCGGCCTCAGTGAGGAGTTGGTCAAGGCTGGTTTCAGCGCTGAAGAAACGGCTAAGCTAATCGGAGATGCGTTTGAAGGTGCGATGAAGAAGCTACGTGATTCTATCAACAAGGATTTGCTTGCCGAGATCAATGAGCTTCAGGGTAAGGGATGGATCAACGATCTCACCGACATTGTCAAAAAGTTTAACGAGCTATCTGTCAACAATCTGGCGGATCCTGAGATCTTGTCCAAGTGGCTCGTGCTGGCCGTACAGAAAGTTGTTGATAGCGCCAAGCTCACTGGTCCTGAGTTTGAGGAGCTAATTAAGCTGTTCCCGCAACTCAAGGGGATTGTACACGAGTTTACTGACTCGGTTAAGCGCTCGGCAGAAGAGCTAGCCAGTGCCACGCAGTCGCTCGAGGATCGGTTGTTCGCTGCTACTCATGATACTACCACACTCGCAGGGGCATTGGAAGAATTTGATCGTAAGGCTTCACGTGAGATAGCCGAAGAAATTAAGAACGGTGGTGAGAACATCGTTCTATTGGAACAGGTGCTAGCCGCTGAGCGTGCAAAGATAATTGAAGACTTTATGAAGCGCGCGATCGAGGAAGAGAGGCGTGCGGCCGAGGAGCGACAGCGTATTCTTGAGGAGGCACAGCGCACGCTCGATGCGTTCTCTCGCAAGATACACGAGTTCGTCACTGGATTAAAGTCTGGATCTTCTTCCCCGTTGACGCCAGAGCAGCGCTTTGCGGCGGCACAGGCAGAATTCCAGCGCTTGCAGGGAGTCATAGCAACTGGCACACCAGAGGAACGTCGTGCGGCGATGGACTCCATCACGCAGGCAGCGGCTTCGTTGCTCGAGGCTGGGAAGGCGTACAATCCAGCCGGCTTCCCGGCATTGTTTGCATCGGTCACTGATAGTCTCGAGGCGTTGCCTGAGCAGATTGACATTCAAGAATTGATCTTGGAGGAAATAGCGAACGTCACTCCCGCTGTTGAGGCAATGCAGGCTGCATTGCTGGCAGCGTTCAATACTGGAAATTTCGATACGATCGCGCAGACATTGTTGACGTGGTTGCCGTTGATCGATCAGAATGCTGATAACGCCATTTCGTTTGACGAAATGCTGGCGGCTTTTGGTACTAATTTCAACTCAGGCACGCTGCGACAGATTTTTGATATGTTGGATTTGAACCATGACGGTATTCTTACTCAAAACGAGTTACAGTCAGGGACCAAGGATAAGGTTACTGAGCAAGTGGTCTTGACACAACAATTGCAGGCTTTGATAAACGCAACGAATTCTGTATTAACCAATCTATATAATTTGAATGGTAGCATTCTAACTGTTCAGCAACAGTTAGTCGGTATTGGAGATGCTCAATATCAGACGATGGTCAGTTCTCAACAAACCTTAGCCACACTCCAGAACATTCAACAGGCTTTTTATGACTCGACTGCCTACGTAGTGTCTCAAGCCAGAGCCGCGTGGAACTCTGCGGCAAACTTGCAGTTCTTGAACCAGAAAGAATATGGTGGCTTCGTTCCGTTTAAGCGTGGTGGCTGGGTCTATGGTCCTGGCGGCAACGACAATATACGTGCTCGCGTTACGTCAGGAGAATACGTCGTCAATCAGCAAGCGGCAGCGCGCCATGCATCGTTGTTGGAGTCTATCAATACTGGGGGTGGTGCTGCGTACGATAGCGGCTCTATGCAAGAGTTGTTGAGCGAAGTTCTTGCTGAGCTTAGAGCATTGCGTCGCACCGATGCCGCTGGTCACGCTGGCGTGATGGAAGGTGTTCAGAAATTGGTGCAGGCTGCCGAAGAGCAGGTGGCCAACGAGAAACTCTATAGCTCTGCGCAGCGATGACACACGTAGTTCACTTTGTCGCAGACGTAAATGCGTATACAGGGGTAGAAGAGGAAACCCTGCGTATCAGTACACACTCGTTTGCTACAGGCCCTTTCGATGCGCCACCAAATGTCCAATACATGGGAATAGTCAGCGACGTTGGAGTAATCGACCGTGCCATATTTGAAGGGACTGCGACGCTTGGTAATCCATCGTCAACGCAAGGATATATCGAAATTGCTAACGCTGGTGCATTAGATGCATGGATCAATTACGGTTTTGACGGACGTCAGTTCATCGTGTACCGCATGATGCATGAGCAGTTTGCAGCTAAGACTACTTTGTTTACCGGTACATTGTTGGGTCTTGATACATCAAACGCGTGGACCAAGTTGCGCTTCGTTATTCGGGATCGGTTACGCGAGCTCGATCAACCGTTGTTGACAGAGCGTTATCTTGGTACGACGCTGGGTCCGGGGGAAGGTATTGAAGGAACGGCTGATCTAAAGGATCAGATCAAACCTTGGGTTGTCGGCAGTGCACGCAATGTCACTCCTAAGTTTGTCAATCCATTTGACTTGATCTATCAGGTGTCTAAGCATGCGGTGACAGTGATCATCGTCAAGGTTGGTGGACAAAACGTCAATTATTGGGGTGATGCTGGAACGCTTTCAGAACTAGAGAACACCGTGATAGGCCCCACCCAATATGCGACTTGTCTTGCGGAAGGTATTTTTCGCATGGGATTCTCGTCCGATGCCGTGATAACCTGCGATGTGGTTGAAGAGTCTAGAACAACTGCCGGTCTTGCTTTA